TATTATTAAAGTTTCTGCTAACTCTCAGTCATTTCAGACAGAGATTGCCCGCGCTTCACGTATGGGAGCAGATTATTATAAGACAATGCAAAATGGCGGACGCCAGGCCGCAGCTGCGTCAAGAGATACTCGCCGGGCGATTGCAGAGTTAACTGGTCAGTTGGATTCGGCTAAGTCTTCTGCATTAGGACTAGCGGGGGCCTTTGCGGGCGCTTTTGCTACAGGACATTTAATATCACTTGCTGATGAATGGAACTCAGTAAACGCCCGATTAAAACAAGCATCACAATCAACCGACGATTTCTCTAATTCTCAACGTTTGTTGATGGACATTAGCCAGAAAACAGGCACATCATTTTCTGATAATGCTAATTTATTCTCTCGTTCAGCGGCTTCAATGAGAGAGTTTGGTTATGACTCAGCTCAAGTTCTCGACATAACTGAAGCTATTTCTACGGGATTAAAACTATCGGGTGCAAATGCTCAAGAGTCTAGTTCGGTCATAACCCAATTCAGTCAGGCTCTGGCACAGGGTGTGCTTCGCGGAGAAGAATTCAACTCTGTAAACGAAAATGGCGATCGTGTCATTCGTGCATTAGCCGCAGGGATGGGGGTTGCACGTAAAGACCTGAAGTCGATGGCAGATCAAGGCCAACTTACCATTGATAAAGTGGTTCCGGCATTAATCAGCCAGCTCGGCAAGCTCCGAAGTGAATTTGGAGAACTACCACAAACAGTATCCTCATCAACTACTAAAGTTGAAAACGCATTTATGCAATGGGTCGGTGGAGCCAATGAGGCCAGCGGAGCCACCCGAACACTCACTGGTATCCTTGACGGTGTGGCGAATAATATTGATGCCGTGGCAACGGCTGCAGGCGTTCTGGTAGCCGTAGGTGCCGCTCGCTACTTTGGGAATATGGCATTAAGCGCCAGATCAGCAACTGTTGACATTATTAATACTGCGAAAAGCGAAGTTGCGTTAGCGGAAGCACAGGTCAGGGGAACACAAATTTCTACAGCCCGTGCTCGCGCGGCAGTATATCGTGCCCAGAAAGCGCTGGAAGCAGCTCGGGGGACTGACGCACAGATAGCAGCAGAAAAACGCCTGGCGGCCGCTCAGGGTTCATTATCAAGGAACATTACGGCCAGAGCATCTGCACAGTCAGCGCTAAATTCGGTAACTTCAGTGGGTTCCCGATTGTTAGGCGGAGCATTGGGGCTTGTGGGTGGTATTCCCGGTCTTGTTCTTCTGGGGGCAGGTGCATGGTACACAATGTACCAGAATCAGGAACAGGCTCGCCTGTCAGCACAAGATTATGCCAAAACCATTGACCAGGTTCGCGAAAAAACAAAATTAATGTCTCTTCCGGAGGCTGCAGATAGCGAAGGAAAAACAAGGAAGGCATTAGATGAGCAAAATAGACTAATAGATGAGCAGAGAATCAAGGTACGTAATCTGCAACGCGATGTTGAGACACTTAATAAAGCTCGCAATCAGTATCAGGGGATGCTGGACGATTCGGATTTAATTGACGGTATAACAACAGCAACGGCGTCACTTGCGGTTGAGCAATCCAGACTCAACCAGATGCAGGAAAAGGCTCAACAGATTCAACAGGTTCTAGATGGGCTGGAAAATAGGCGGGTTATTTTAATTCGCCAGCAAGCAGCAGAGCAGAATCGGGCTTACCAGTCTTTGATAATGATGAATGGTCAGCATACAGAATTTAACCGCCTTCTGGGACTTGGTAATAATTTACTAATGGCCCGGCAAGGGTTGGTTAATGCTCCGATGCGGATTCCGCAGGCTGACTTAACATCACAACAAACAAATGCTCTTGAGAAAAGTCGCCGAGATTTAGCGTTATCGAAACTTAAGGGCGAGGCAAAAGAGTTAGCTAGACTTGGTTTTGCCGCCGACGATTTGGGATTGACTAATGATCCTCAGCACCAGACAGGAAGGCAGGAATTAATTAATAATGGAATTGCTGAGTGGAGAAATAATGAATCCAATAAACCCGCCCGGAAAGCGCCAAAAAGCGAAGAATTAAAAGCCGCTGAGAAGACAGAAGATGTTTACAAGCGTCTTATTAAACAACAGGAAGAACAAATTGCTTTGGGAAGCCAGAATACCGAACTGGCTAAAGTAAAATATCAGGTCACGCAGGGTGAGTTAGCCTCTCTTGAACAAGCTAAAAAAGAAACCCTTCTGCACAATGCTGCGCTTATCGATCAGAAAAACATTGCTGAACAGTTAAAAACGTTCCGTGAGGGGCTCGCTGACAGCAACGCTGCTGCGCGTGATCGGGGGGATATTGATTTTCTTGGTGCCGGGATGGGGGATAAGGCCCGCGACCGCATGAAGGAAATGGCAGATATTCGTACTGATTTTCTCAAACAGCAGCGCGACCTGCAGCGGGATTTCAGCAAAGGTCAGATTTCTGAGGACCTGTACAAACAGCAAACGGAAGCGCTACAGGCGGCGCTTACTGAACGGCTCCAGATTCAGGAGGACTACTACAAGAAAACCGATGAACAGCAGTCAGACTGGCGGGCTGGGATCAGCGATTCACTGATGAACTACGCCGATCAGGCTGCTGACCTCAGTTCAATGGCAGCATCAGCGACCAGCGAGATTCTCAATAACACCACGAACTCCATTTCCAACAACCTGACCAGTGTCCTGACTGGTGCGACTTCATTCAAAGAGGGGATGTCGAATATCTTCAGCTCACTGGGTGAAACGGTGATTAAGACGCTGATCCAGATGGCAACACAGGCATTAATCACCAAAGCGATTATGGCGTCGTTCGGCGGTGGTGCTGGTGGGATGTTCGGTAGTCTTTTTGGTGGAGCAAGTGGAGCTGCAAGTAGTGGAACTGCGCTGCAAAGCTTCGGATCGTCTTTTGCCTTTAATGCCCTCGGTGGTGTCTACGATTCGCCTTCACTTTCCGCATACAGCGGCGGTGTATACAGCACTCCGCAGTACTTTGCTTTCGCGAAAGGAGCGGGCGTGTTCGGTGAAGCGGGCCCGGAAGCGATTATGCCCCTGACCCGTGGCGCTGACGGTTCGCTGGGGGTTCGTGCGGTTGGACGTGAGTCACCGGCAGTCCAGGATGCTGCAAGGCAGATTGAGGCGCAACCACGAATCGCGGTCAGTGTTGATGCCCGTAGCACGTTTAGCGGGCAACCTGACGACGCAACAATGCTGGCAGTAGATCGAAGGAATGCTGCACTGGAACGACGCATCATCAACACACTCACTGCTGAAGTAAATAACCCCCAGAAGAAATTCGGACGCGCCATCTACTCCAATCTACAGCCCAAAAAACCAAGATAGACTGCCCGGAGGGAAAGTTAATGGCGGATATTATCTATCCGGATGAGTACCTGCCCATGCCACTTATGGACGGGTACGGTTTTAAGCCCATATCACCTTTACTGCGAACGGAAATGACGTCCGGTCGCGCAAGGCAGCGGCGGCGATACACCTCAACACCCACTCAGGCATCAGTGAAATGGATTTTTCAGACTGATGCGCTGGCGCAGTTGTTTGAGGCCTTTTTCCGGGACGCACTGAAAGACGGACAGTCCTGGTTCTATCTGAGGCTCCAGACCCCGATCGGGGTAAAGCCCTACAAAGCCAGGTTCATTGATATTTACGAAGGTCCGACACTTGTCGCACCGAAATACTGGCAGTACAGCGCAACGCTGGAGTTATGGGAACGTCCGTTACCGCCTGCCGGGTGGGGCAATTATCCGGAATGGCTCGCTGGCCAGTCATTGCTCGATATTGCACTGAATAAGGAGTGGCCAAAGCATGACGATTCTTGAGCAACTTTATGCCAGTAGCGGCTCTGAAGTCATTCACGACACGTTGCAGATCACGGCAGGTGATCAGAACTACTGGCTTACCCGTGGGTGGGACAATATCACTGTCACATTAGAAGACGGGCAGCAGGCAACTTTTGAGGGATGCGCTATCGATATTGCATTACCTGCAAGGAATGCTGACGGCACACAAGACCTGAAATTTGCCATCAGTAATGTTGACGGTGTGGTATCTGATGCGATTGACAGAATTCTGGACGAAATGAAATCGGCAACACTGACTTTTCGGCGGTATATCTCCTCTGATTTATCTGCACCTGCGGCATCGCCTTACACCCTTGATGTGAAATCCGGATCGTGGACGGCAACAGCGGTGCAGGTAACTGCCGGATATATGAACATCCTTAAAACGGCCTGGCCGCGAAATCGTTATAACCTGGCTGAACATCCCGGTCTTCGTTACATGTCCTCCTGAGGTATTCACATGTTCAATTCTGATAAATACCTTTCGGTCAAATGGCTGAAGGGCGGGCGCGTTTATCCTGGGCTCGACTGTTTCGGCATTATCAATGAAATCCGCGGCGATCTCCTTCTCCCGTTATGGCCGGATTTTTCCGGCGTGACGAAAGATGAGGGAGGGCTCGATCGTGAGGCCAGGAAGTTTATGAAATCCCTCACACGCTGTGAGCCTTGTGTCGGGGCCGGGGTAGCTTGTTATTCAGGATCAACCGTGACGCATGTTGGTATCGTAGTTTTACTGGATGGCCAGTTGCAGGTTGCAGAATGTAATCCGGGAACCAATGTCACCTTTCTACCTCTTCCGCGATTTGTCCGTCGGTTTAACCGTGTGGAGTTCTGGCAATGACGATAAGAATTTACCCTTCCCGGCTCCCCGGAGAACCGCTTGAAACTCATGAGCACGGCAATATTACGCTGCATCAATGGATGGTCAGAAATGTTCCTGGGTACAGCCAGGACAGATCGCACCCAGTTGCCGTTGAATTAAATGGTCGCACACTTCCTCCCGATGAGTGGCCGCTTTGCCAGTTGAGCCCGGACAGTGATGTCAGAATTTATCCTGTTCCCTATGGAACCGGGCTGGAAATTGCCGTCTGGGTTTCTGTTGCAATATCAGCTGCCAGTGCTGTCTACTCGTTGTTCTTCGGGCCGAAAGTCGACCTTGGTGGTTATTCATCGGGTAGCGGTCGTTCGCTGGAGCTAAACCCGGCAAAAGCTAACACGGCGAAACTTGGAGACCCGATACGTGAGGTGTTTGGTCGATGCCGTATCTATCCTGATTATCTGGTGCAGCCGGTTACCCGTTTTGACCCAAATGATCCAACGCGAATGACGGTCGAAATGTTTCTTTGCGTCGGGCAGGGGAGGTTTTCGTTTACGGGAGGAGATAAACGGATTGGAGAAACCCCGGCAGCCTCGCTGGGTGATGGTTTCAGCGATAAGGTGTACCAGCCAGGAGAGGACGTATCTTCTGATCCGAGAAGCGAAAACTGGTTCAACTCGACAGAAGTCGGCGGAACATCAAGCGGAACAGGGCTGGATATGGCCCAGACCTCGCCTGATTCCGACGATATTATTGCTGACAGCATGACTGTATCTGGGGTATCAGTAACGTTCACAGGACTGGACGCGGATGATGATGACGATGACGACGAGGATGATAACTCTCTGCCTGCAAGCTGGGTCGCAGGAACTATCGTTGAAATTAAAGCCCCCACCAACTTCCTTATTTCCACCTCGTCAGGTTACAGCGTATTTGCCAGCAAGCTACTGACTGAAATCGCGCCGGTGGTTGGGATGCCAGTAACGTTGAGTTTTAACAGTGTTGATTACGATCTCTTTATTGCAACCTGTACGCCGGGACAGGATGCCATTCCGGGAGAGGGCGGCAGTGCGGCTAAAATTCAGTCCAGCGCGGCACCGACAACTTACGATTTCTCGCTGGGCAGCACAACGTTTACGGTGACCTGGCACGGAACAACTTATACCGTCTCTCTTGTTGCTGATTATGTGAATATGTCCGGCCTTCTGGCTGCAATTACTGAGGGACTGACCGGCTCCGGCCTGGTGGCGCAGGATAATGGCGGAACGGTACTAATCGCTGAAGAGACAAGCCCGTTTGCGGGTGGAGAAATCACTTCATCCTCGCTCCCGGTAGCGGTCTTTGGCGATGCGCCTGTTTATACCGCAGGCAGTGAATCAACCGGCGGTAGCGCAGCTATCACCGCAAACGTCACATTAGCGTATAACAGCGCGACCGGTACACCTTTTTCGGGGATGCCGGAAGGTACCCAGCGTCTTTCTCTCTCTCATCGGGGTAATGAGTACCAGATAATTTCAACTGATGGCACAACGGCTACCGTTGCGCGTCTGGTTAATGGTGCGGTTGATGCCTCCTGGCCAGGTTTTTCAGCGCGGACGATGATTGACTATGAAGCCACGGGGCTTAACGACACGCTGAGCTGGCTGGGACCGTTTCTTGCCTGTCCTGAAAATGAAGTTGTGGACGCCTTTGAGGTGAATTTCTCCTTTCCTAACGGCATCTGCGGTTTTGATAACAAGGGCAAGAAACGCATCCGGCATGTTGAGTGGGAGATTCAGTATCGGGTTTATGGCACCGGCTCCGGGTGGATCAGCAAGCAGGGCGAATACGCGCTCAAAAACATTAATGGGCTGGGGTACACAGAAAGATTTTCGCTCGACTCTCCCGGCCTGGTCGAAGTGCGGTGCCGTCGCCGGAACGAACAGGGCAGCAATAACGCGCGCGACAATATGTACTGGCAGGCTTTAAGAGGGAGGCTTCTGGCAAGACCCGCATCCTACTCAGGTGTAACAACCTGGGCAATTACCGTTGAAACCGGGGGGAAGCTGGCTGCACAGTCTGACAGGCGCGTCAGCGTGGTCGCTACCCGTGAATATGACGGAGGGGGAAACAGAACCATTAGCGGCGCATTTCGTCATGTAGCAGGCAGTCTGGGTTTTAACGCAAACCAGATTGACACCTCTGCGATAAATGCTCTTGAAACTGCCTGGTGGACGCCAAGGGGAGAATATTTTGACTATGAGGCAAGTAGCGACAGTGCTTCAGCGAAAGATATTTTCGACAAAATCACCGAAGCAGGCATGAGTTACTTTTTGCTGTCAGACGGGCTCTTATCTGCCGGGCGAGAAGGTATCAAAAGCTGGACCGGGATCATTACCCCCCAGGATACGGTAGAGGAAATGAAGACCTCATTCAGGGCCCCTTCTGATGATGATTATGACGGTGTTGACGTCACATATATTAATCCGGTTACCTGGGCAGAAGAAATCGTTCAGTGCCGGACGGCTGATAATCCTGTGCCTCGCAAAGTGGAGTCGTACTCACTGGGCATTGTAATGACAGCAGATCGTGCATACCGAATAGGCATGCGCAGGCTCATGAAATATCTGCATCAGCGCAGGACCTATGAATGCACAACTGAGCTTCTTGGCTGGTGTTACCAGTTTGGTGATCACATCATTCTTTCAGATGATATACCGACGGGTAAAACAATCAGCTGTCTGATAGAAGGCGTGACATTCGATGATGAAGTTATCACGTTAACAGTCACTGAGCTTCTTGACTGGAGCTATGCTAATCCGCGCTGCTGGATTCAGTTTCAGGGGGGACGGCCGTCGACTCGTTTACTAACGCCGACACGTGTCGATGACTTCACCCTTACTATACCGTACAACGACGACCTACACCCGGAAGACTGGACAATGGATGACCCGGATGTTGAATTACCTCGCCTGTTGTTTTGTGACAGTGAGAAGGGGGCCCGGCACGGTATCGTTCAGGAAATAGTCCCGTCTGATGACTGCACCTGCCAGGTCACCGCCCCGGAATACAAAGAAATTTTCTACAGCTACGACGACGCTACCTACCCCGGCGACGTCGCTTAACTTTTCAAAAAGCACCCATTCACCCGCCTCATTCGGCGGGTTTTTCATTTTTGGAGCACAATGTATGGCCGACAACGAAAAGCTTGGCTCGACATCACCACAGGTGTTGCTGAAGAACGCGATTAACCTGGATAAGTTAGTCAATGGCCGGGAATCAGAGTCATTACCGGATCGTTTCGCTGTACTCCGCCGCACATGGTTCGGCATGGAGAGGGCCCATGATCGTCAGATGCAAAGTCAGGAAAATCGTTTTGATACATTCATTGCGAGCTCTGGTTATAAGGTAATTGGTGACTACACCGCCGGCCCGTTGACGATCACTGAGTATAACCAGCTTATTCGCTATAACAACGAGCTGTATAAACTCACCGCAGCGACAGATATCCCGTTTACCACGGCTGGTAATACTGACGAAACATGGACCGATACTGATGCTGCGCATTTTGTATCTGTCGGTGATGCAGCGCTTCGCCAAAACCTGGGTTCAGGCGAAGGCTTTAAACTACTAGGCCAGGTTCGTAGCGCAGCAGCACTGGCAGCGCTGGCAGGTGAAGACGGCGAACGCATTTTACTGCTCGGCTATCATGATGGCTGGGCTGCTTCCAGCGGTGAGCTTTCAGGCGGCGGTGAGTTCCATTACGTCAGTTCTCTGGCGGACGTAAACAACGGCGTAACTGTTTTTAACGGATGGTGCCGGAAGTTCAAGGACACGGTAATCACAACGTACGATGCCGGGCTGGGCGACAATGACGGTGTGGATGCGCGGGAGCGCCTGACGACGCTGTTTAAAGTGGTGCCGGACGGGTTTACAGTCAAAATTCGCGGCTATCACCTGACGTCAGGCCCTGTGAAATGTGAGGCTAAAACCGGCCTCACCATTGACGGCATGAACGGCGTTATTTCAGCAAAAGAGCTGCGTGACGTTTACACCGTTTATGACGTTGCTGAAACAGACCCCAGAGTGGCAATGACCGGAGTTCTGTCGTGCCTTGATTGTCCTGGTATTAAAATATTCGGCCTTGAGATTCAGGGGGCGATGAAGCTCTCCACTACTAATGATGATGGTACTCATAAAGGTGAGGAATACGCTCTCCTTATCCGCGCATGTGATGGTGGTGAGATTTATGGCACGCAACTTCATAACGTATTCGGGTATGGGTGTCGGGGGCTATATCAGAGCAACGTTAAGTTCCATCACAACTACGTTCATCACTGTTTGCGTGAGTCCGGTGTTAACCTGGTGACGGGCGGGAGTCACGGTTACATTTATTGCAACCGGTTTGAATATATCGGGCTATATGGCGTCGAGGTGGAAGGGCAGCCGTACTATTCCGGCATGACGAAAGTAAAGGTATGGGGTAATTTCATTAGTTACACTTTCCGTGGAATTTGTGTTGTAGACCAGTGCCTTGAGTCTGAGATTAACGACAATACGGTTTCATTTTCCCACACAGCCTTATCAGCATATCGGACGTCAGATTACGCTGTAAGAAGCACGGCGTTTAAAGCAAACACTGTACTCAGTTGTGCGAGGGGTATGTTTGCGAATGGTGCCCGTAATGCGACATTCTCTGATAACGATATCGACCTGATTGATGTGCCGGAATATTTATACACGTCACCCTACAATAATATTTTTGAAATAGACCAGACCAACAGAGCTGTATTTTGGTCTCCCTACCTTGCTGAGTTTCAGCATCTTTTTGGCGATAACATCAAGTTTGATGATGTAGTATATTCAGTTAGCGCAGTTGAATGGGACAGCACAAAAACGGGATACCCGAAGGATAATGCATCGCATCCTGATGGAATGTGGAAAGTCACGCTGACCAGCGCATTACCAGAAGAGCTTGACGACACAGTATCTCTTGCCATGACACAGAATTTCGGCAACACGATTGGTTATCAGTCTGCTGGAAATATTCATGGAGTAACCGCAAGCAATAATAAGATAAAAAACGCCTATTATGCCCTGTATTGCGCGTCCAGCCTTATAGCGGGAGAATCCGGAGTTCAGGAGACAGTAACAGAAAATACAATAAATGGTTCAACGATTTGGCTAACAGTGAGTGGCTCAGGATTCAGACTCATCGACCGCAATGAACCAAATGCCAACGCGACCGTTACCGCCAGTCTGTGGACAACAGCAGGCTTCAAAGACGTCAGAATGCGCAACACGATGGGGATCAGCCTACCAGCCCGGACGGTAAATACCTCGCTACTGAAACCACGCCTGTATTCGCAGATATCGCGTCGTGCGGTTGGGGTAAGAATCACGCTGCTTAATGCAAGTCCCACTAACCAGTGGACGGGCACAGGTACCCTTCAGGTTACGTTGAATGACCAGGTTGTTGTCGGTTCGGGTAACTTCACGCAGGGCAGTGAGGACCCTATCCAGTTGTTCACACAGATGGAGGTTAGGGAGGGCAGCAATACGATTCAGGTGAATACCAGCAATAACGATTTGCTGTATGCGGCCTGCCAGATTGAATTACTGATACCGTAAGGAGTAATCATGCCAGTAACAAAAACCATTTCAGCAAAAACACGCTCATTTTATCCAGAAGTAGGCATAGCTGTTGATTCTGAAGAACAGAATATTGAGGTGACCTACACCGTAATTTCAGTGACGATTAACGCGGACCTCTCTGCCACTGCCAGAGTGAGAACGCAGATTACAGGCTATGACGATACCAGTGAGATTTCGGTACAGTTTACCTATCCAGGTAGCGGCAACCCGATTGCCGAAACTGAGAAGGTAATCGCTATATAATAATATTTATTAGTTTGAAGGCCGCAGGTGAATTTCAATGCGGCCATTTTACCACTTCAATTCTATAATTTTTTAAATTAAACCCAATGAACTAAAAAATTATAAATAAATTCATCTAATCATTTGTTGTTCGAATTCGCGTGCATGATACCACTTACGTCTTTGTTCAGCGAATTCAATTAATTTTGACCTGATAGCCTCTCTCTTTCGTGATAAATCATAATAAGTCTGCATATCACGTGATGTGTTTGATAACAGTTCCTCAACTGTTTTTAGATCTTCCATTACAGCAAGGGCATCTTGATGTAATGGGAATGGATCATTATAAATTTCGGTTGCTTTTATTTTATCTTGAGGTGGTGTGTTAATATGCTCAATTTCCTTTATTGCTTCTTCGCTAACCTTGTTACCCGACAAAAAATTATTAGCATTATGCAAAAAAGATGATGATGTATATAATAATAATTCAGTACCATTTCCACTGCTTTTAAGTTCCGTCTGGCTTTGTTGAATAAATCGAACTTTTGCTGAGTTGAAGGATCAGATCACGCATCTTCCCGACAACGCAGACCGTTCC